GAACGCCTGCGAACGCAGCCGGTACGCCTCGTCCGCGTCGGCGTCCCGCAGGTCCTTCTCATACTTGCGGGCGCGGCGGGTGATCTTGCCCAGGGCGTCCGCCAGGGCGTACAGGTCAGCGCCGGCGAGCACCACTTCCGTGGCCAGGCCGACGGCCTGCGGTGTCGCGATCTTCAACCGGACCACCGACATGGCGTCCTGGTCAATGGTGATGTTCGCGCGCTGGTTCGACCTCATGTGGCCGTACGTCTGCACGAACTGGCATGGGATGTGCATGCGAGTCCCTTTCCCCCGTTACAAGAGGGAGCGGACCGCTACGGCCTTCAGGTCACCTGATGGTGATAACGCCGAGTCTGCACATTATGCAATTTCGGCGGCGGCCTGCCGGATGCTTCCTCCTAGGGATATCACGGATACTATCGGCGCCTGATGAGCCGTCAAGCCGACACGCCGAGTACACTGAAGCCATGACGAGGTCCCAGAAGTATCAGCAGGCGTTCATCTACGCGGTCACCGTGCTGGGCCTGCTCGTCCTCGCCGGGGTCGCCCTCGGGCAGGGCAGCTTCTAGCGTCGGGGTTCGATCACGGCGAACAGGGCGTCCACACTGACGGGGGTCTCACCCTTGCTGCTGATCGGCGGGCAGTGGTCGCGGATGAACTCCCACACCAGCTCCACAGTGTCGGCGTGACCCTGCCGCACCCCCGCCGCGTACCCCGCGGCGTACCTGTCCATCAGCCGAAGATCAGGTCGTGGCCTCGAGGCCCGTACTTCCCCGTCGTGGTGTACCCGCGGGACGCCTGCCATTTCTTCATCAACGTCACGGGGTAGCCCTGGACGTTCAGTGGCTGTGGCACGTAGTCGGCTCGTAGGAGGTCGACCAGGCGGCAGGCGAGCCGGTACGTGGCGATGTTCGCGAGCCCTTCAGCCTCAGCCTTGATGACGTTGTCGTAGTCGGGGATGTGCCCGTCCCACAGGGCACGGGTGAAGATCGGCAGGGTGAACGGTTCCCCGTGGGTTTCGGCGGCGTGGGTGAAGCTGATGTGGATGTGGGCTTGGTGGTCCAGGGCTCGCGGCACCCAGCGCCATCCGGTGGTCGCCTGGGCGAGCCGGTTGGCGTGGACGATGTAGGAGACCACGCCGTGGTCGTCGCCGGCCCGGATGTACGCCAGCAGCTGGGCGAGGAACTTCTCGTCGTCGCCGGGGGCGCCGAAGTCGTGGTCGATGTCGAGGGCGTGGACCCACCCATGGGGGTCGGGGTTGTGGTCGGAGGTGCGGGCGGCGTGCGCGGTGTCCCCGATCCACCCGTCGGAGGCCTTGTCCCGCTTGGGCCAGCGTTCGTTGATCTGGTCGCGCAGGGCGACCCCGGCGGGTACGAGTGTGGCCATGGCCATCTACCTTCCTGTTACCGCGAAAATGAACCCACTGATGCCGATGGCGACACCCATGAAGCCGAAGAACGCGGACACGCTCAACCCGATCCACAGGCCGACGCTGCTGCCTTTGGCGCGGGAGTCCTCCACCTGGGACTTCTGGCCCTGCTGCTCATACTGCGCCCGCCGCAGGTCCGCGATGTCCTTCTGGATCGGGTCAAGGCTGCGAGCCAGCGCTTCCGATGCCGCCGACGCTGATGACGCGACCTGGGAACGCATCGCCTCCGCCGACGCAGCAACTTGAGCAGCCAGCGCTGTCGCCTGAGCAGCCGACACCTCCGCAGCCCTCGCTACCGCGGACACGTCTACCAGTCGGATCGCGTCGATCCGTTCGGCTTCCTTCTCCCGCAGCTCCCGCGAGTGGGTCTCCCGCAGCTCAGCGAAACGTCGTTGATACTCGGCTTGCATTTCCCGGAGGTCGTCCTGACGTTGGATCGCCGCATCCACCAGGTCGAGGACGTTGCGGGTCGGGTCCAGGGTCGGCCTTCCGTCCTTGTCGGTGGCCGGCCCCGGCTGCGCCGTCGAGGCGGTAGGCATTACGTCCCCGCCTTCGGGGTGGTGGCGGCTTCGATCTTCGGCGCGACAGTCGTCGGCTTCCAGAACATCAGCGCCACTTCCTTCCGGTACAGATGTTGCTCACATGCGATCTGGATATCCCGAAGCGAGCGGCGATGGTCGCCTGCGCCCAGCCGTCAGCGAACAACGTCTTGACTTCTGCCACCTGATCCTCGGTCAGTTTCGCCGCGTAGTGCTTCTCGCCTTTGGACTGCCGGTTCCTGCTGTTGCGGTCATTCATGTTGTCGGAGTACATGGCTACGGCCTAGGCTTTGGCGAGGTTGCCGCTTCGATCTTTGGCGCGACGGTGGTTGGCCGCCAGAAGCCCACATACGACGCGATCGCGGCGATGGCGACGATGAGGACCGACGTCGTCACATCCACCCCGTTCAGCTGGCCGGCGAAGTACGCCGTCAGTCCCCCAGCGATGAGCGACGACACGGCCATGACCAGGGCACGCACGGTCTGCGTCCACGTGGAGCGTTGAACGACGGCAATGACCAGAGGCATGACGAAGCCGACGATCAGCGCCCACATCTCCAGCCGGCCCATCAGCGTCGGAAGATGAGAATGGCGAGGATCACGGCCAGCAGGATCACCTCAACGATGTCCAGGGTCATGGTGCGTCCTCTCTGTAGTGGACTTGGCGCTCAGGTCGCTAGTCCGTCGCGTCCAGCAGTCCGAGGACCAACCGGATGAGCGCGTTGTTCTGCGCGGACAGGTTCTTCACCTGTGCGATGACCTGGGCGTTCGTCGGCGCGGTGGCGGCGATGGCGGCACGGTTCTGCGCGAGCGCGGTGGTCGCCTGGGCGTGCAGGGTGTCGGTGTTCGCGGCCCGCAACGCGCCCACGGCAGCGTGTTGGCTGTCGGCAGCGTCGATCTCGGCGGCGGTGGGTTTAGGTGTTCCTGATAGCCACGTCAGCCCGTCGTAGGTGTCGCCCTCCAGTGTCCATTCCTCGCCGGGTCGCAGGACCGTCAGGGCGTGGGCGATGCTCATGATGCGACCTCCATGAGGATGATGCTTGATCGGGATGAGGACACTTGCGCGATGAACGCGGGTGTACCGCTGGACTTCTTCAACTGCGTTTTGTAGACGAGTGCTGACGTGCTGGCAGGAGAGTCAAGCGCCGTCAGGACGTGGGTGGCGGTGATGTTGACTGTGCCGCTGGTGTTGTTGCAGGCGGCGAAGCGGGGCGACTCCACGACTTGGGTTGCGCCGCGCAGCAGTTGGATGGCGACCACGCTGTCGCCAGCCCCGTCAACGAACAGGTTTTGCGCGACGATGACGAGGATCGCGGAAGTCGCCTTCGTGGGCGTAATTGTCGCGGTGAGGTTGGAGTCGACGTAGGTCGCTGACGTGCTGGACAGTTGCGTCACCGTAGATCCGGTGACCACTTGCAGGATCTTCGACGGGACAACTGACGCAATATCCAACTTGGCCGCTATAGCGGCGGTGAGAAGGTTGTGGTCCGCGATGTGGCCGGGATCACCCAGGTGTGCTTCGTCGGGCAGTGCCATGGTGTCTCCTAGGTGGCGAATGTCGCGGTGGGGGCAAGGTGGTAGGTGATCTGCCAGTCGCTGCTGCTGATCGACTCGGTGTAGCCGAGGGCGGCGGCGGCGTAGTCGGGCTGCGGGGAGCCGGGTAGCAGTTGCGGCAGGGTGACGGGGGTGCCCTGTTCGACTCCGGCGAGGGCGTCGATCTGGTTGTCGCCGGCCAGGGTCAGCGCGACGGTGGCGTCGGGCATCGACCAGGCGGGGTCCAGGACGGACAGCAGCCAGGTGGCGTGGGCGGTGGCATCGGCCAGGCCCTGGATGTTCGTGGTGAAGCGTTGGTCACGGATGCCGAATTTCGTGATCTGGACGGTGTCCTCCACCGTGATCTCGGGGCGCAGGTTGGTGACCTCGTCGGTGATCCCGTACTCCACGGTGATCCGGTTGCGGACCAGGGACAGGTCCAGGGACATCCGCAGCGGGTCGACCAGGGTGATGCCGGGGTCGATCTCCACGGACGGGTACGCGGTCGCGTTGCGGGTGCGGTAGTGCATGACCCCGTCCCGGCAGCTGAACAGCAGGCCGCCGGCGTCCACGGCGATGGCGCGCAGCTGGTCCATCAGCGGGGACGGGCGGGTGTCGATGGGGATCGGGTTCAGGGTCGGGCCGGCGGCGCCGTCGATGGTGATGGCCAGGCCTGCCTCGTTGACCAGGCGGGTGATGCGGGCGACGTCGGTCTCGGCGGGTATCGGGGTGGTGGAGTCGGTGCCGCCGACCTCGATACGTGACCATTCGGCGGTGTTCGTGACCGCGGTGATCGTGACGATGTCGGGGTCGTAGTCGATACTGACGATCTGCCCGGTGAACCGTCGCAGGGTGGACCCGGTGTAGTACTCCTCGTACGTGTCGACGTACCCGGACGCGGTGGACGCCTCGAGGTGGACGGGGGCGGCCAGGGTGATCCGCGACGACGGGCCGGCGTACGTGTCGGCGTACGTGTCGACGTACCCGGAGGTCTGGGAGTGGTCCCCCAGGCTGAACTCGGGCCACCGATCGGACAGGGACGGGACGTAGTCCTTGGTGACCAGTTGCAACGTGGCGGTCGGTGGGGCGGGCTGGTCGAACAGGGTGGACCGCCCGTAGGACACGGACGCGCCCGCGAGGACGATCTCCGCGATGTCCTCCCCGTCGACGACAGCGTTCCAGGTGAAGCTCATGACCCGCCGCCGGTCCGGGCCGCGCCCTGGGTGAGCACGCGGTTGATCGCCTTCGCGGTGGCGACCGGGTCGATCGCGCCGGACACGTTCACGTTCACGTCACGGAACCGGGCGGTCGCGTCCGCTGCGCCACGGGCGGCGGCAGCGTTGCCGGCGGAGATCGCGGCGTTGATCGCTTCGGTGATCGCCGCGGAGATCTCCTCCCCGATGGGCTGGCCTGCGGTCCGCCCGATCTTGCGGAGTTTCTTCTCCTGCTTCTCCATCGTGATCTGCATCTGGTCCATGTATGCGACCGCGCTGATCCCCCCGTACATGGCGTACTGGGTGGCCCACAGCGCGGACGTGACGGACGTCTGCTCACTGTTCGCGCCCAGGAGGGCGGCCAGTTCCGCGGCCATCCCCGAGGACAGGCCGGTCACGAACGGGGTGCCCAGTTCGGTGCCCAGGCCTTGGATCTGGGAGGCCAGCAGCGCCCCGCCCTGCCCGGTGGGCAGGTTCCCCAGGGAGTCCTGCAACAGTTTCGCCCACGACGTCTGCGCGCCGATCTGCTGCTTCAGGTAGTCCATCAGCGTCGGCATCGACGTCAGGTCGGTCCCGGCTTTCTTCGCCGCCTCGACCATCGCGTTGTAGTCAGTGATCCAGCCCTTGATGTCGATCCCGCCGGCCAGTGTGGAGTTCATCGACGAGAAGTAGTCGTCCCACGCCTTCGCGGCGTCGTTCAGTTTCGCGGTCTGCGCCTCGAGCTTGTCGATCTGCGCCTGCGCTGCTTCGTTGTTCAGTTTCAGGGCGGCGGTCGCGGCCTGCGTGGCACCCGTCAGACCACCACCACCACCACCGCCTCCCCCACCACCGCCACCTCCTCCCCCGCCCCCGCCGGTGGCGGCGGTCGCGGCGTGCAGGGAGGAGATGTAGGTGGACAGGGTGCCGCCGGTGTAGGAGATATCCGCGCCGTACTGCTTGACGGCCATCGCGGTGTAACGGGAGGCGACAGCGGACGCGCCACGGGCAGCGTTCGCTGCGGCCTCAGCGCGGGCAGCGGCGTAGGCGTTCGCTGCCAGCCCCGCGTAGCGGGCGGACAGCACCGACGTCGCGTTCGCTGCCGCGTACGCAGAGGCGGTGTTCGCCCGCTCCTGGTCGATGAGGTAGTTCAACTGCCAGCCGAGGAACGGCACCGAACGGGCGAGGGTCTGCGTCCAGGAGGTGGCCTCCTCCGTGGAGTCGGACGTGCCGGCGATGGCTCGGGCTGTCCTGATGGCCTGCGCGGCGACGTTCGCCAGCCCGGTGATCAGCAGGCCCGCGTCCTGCGCTGACCGCTGCATCTGGTCGCCCAGCCCGCTGGTCCCACCGAACGCCTCAGACACGTTGTCGACAGCGGCCAGGAGGGAGTAGCCGAGGGCTTCCTTCGCCTCATTCGCGGCGACCGACAGGCGATCGAGCTTGCCCTGGTAGGTGCCGGCCGCGGTCGTCGCCTGGCCCTTGAACCGTTCGGACAGGGCGGCGGTGATCTGGTCCATGTCCTTCGTCGCGATGACGCTGGCGCTGATGCCGGTGTTCAGGCGGGTCAGGGTCGTGTAGTTACCCGCTGCCGCCTTGGACATGGCGGAGGTGACTTCCTCCAGCGACTTGGTGGAGCCCGCGGCGATGTCCATGGACAGGGACAGCATCGACTGGGCGGTGGTCACGTCGCCGGTCGCGGTCACCAGCTGCTGGAACGCGGGCCGGAGCTGGTCGTCGGCGACACCGGACGCCCGGGACAGGGTGTCGATGTACGCCTCGACGGACTTGTCTTTCCAGCCCTGGTTCACGTTGGTCAGGGTCGCGGCCAGGGACGCCATCGCCTTCTGGTCCTCGAGCGCGGCCTGCACGCCTTCGACACCGATCTTGATGGCGAACGCCCCGGCAGCGGCCCCGGCAGCGAGCAGCGCAGGCCCGAGGACCTTGTCGAACATCGTGCCCATCTTCTGGGTGGGGGTGAGAGTGTTCCCGAGGGCTTTCTCCACCCGGTTGATGCCCGCGATGGCGGCGGCGGTGTCTGCGCCTATGGAGATGACGATCCCCGGCATGGCCATTTACATCACCCCCGGTAACTGGAGTATTTGAGGGTCATCGCTTTCAGGTACGCCGTGTACTTGTCCTTGACCTCGTTGAACAGCGGCCCGGTGAGGGTGGGCAGCACCCAGTGGGACTTCGACTGGCCGACCGCGTAGTGGTTCACCGTCGCGCCGGGGTACGGGCCACGGTCTGATCCCCACGCCAGGGTGGTGCGGTAGGACTGGGAGGACTTGGTGTGCCCGCCCTTGCGGGTGGCCAGCTGTCCGGCTTTCTTCGCGCCGACCCCGGGGCGGAACCCGGACAGTTTCGGGTTGACGGCGCCGATGCGGACGGTGACGATCCGGTCGGCTTTCGCCCTGGCCGTGTCCGCCATCGCCGGGGCGATCGGCACACCGGACGCCGCCGCCCCACGCTTGAGGCCGGGGATGAGGGTGTCGTTCGCGAGGATGCGGGTGTACCGGCGCAGGTTCTTCGACGTTTCCTTCAGGTAGTCGTCCTGGATCTCCGACAGGGCGGCCCGCACCTCGACCAGGTTGCTGATGGACACGTTGCGTCCGCCTTGCCTACTGCCCATCAGGTTCACCTCCCAGCATCTGCACGTACAGGTCAACGATCTCCCCGTCCAACTGCTCCAGGTCCCGGTACGCGATCCCCGTCCGAATGGACAGGGTTACGAGGGTTCGCGCTGCTGTGCCGGGACCTGTCCAGAAGGGTCCTGCCCCACCGTCAGGTCAAGGTCGTCCAGGGCGTCCGCGAACGCCGTGAAGCTGAACTCGGTCAGCTTGTCCTTGACCGCCTGCGTCCACGCCATGTACGCCCACGCCTCCTGCTTCATGCCGTCGTTCAGCATCGAGCTGAGCGCCATGTCGTACTTCTTCTCCACCGCCGCCTGCGCCTGGTACCCGCACGACACGGTGACCGGGTCAGACCCGGTCAGCGTGTACCCCACCGTCACTCTCATGCGATGGGTGCGGTGTACGTCCAGGTGGACATCTTGAACGTGACCGACGCCGTGACCGGGCCGTCAGCGGGCGCCGGCGTGGACAGGGAGTCGACCAGGCCTACCCCGGTCCATCCTGCGCCGTCGATGTCGGCGGTCAGGGTGCCGGTCGCGTCGGCCTCGAACGAGTCCTTGCAGGCGGCGTAGAAGCCGCCACCGACCTCGTTGCCGTCGAACAGGAACTCCGCGGTGATCTTCCGCTCACGGGTGGAACCAGTCACGGCGGACCCGGACAGGGTCTCCACCGTGCTCGAGGAACGGGACTCGTCCGGGGTGAACGTGGTGATCTGCGCGGTCCCGGCGACGGAGTCGAACGTGAACGTCGCGGACTTGCCGGTGATGACGGTCGTTGCCATGGCTTACTCCTGTACTGGTGGTGGGGTCGGGGTGACGGGGGCGGTCGGGGCGTCCAGGCGGACGGGGACGGTGATCAGGTACGCCGTGTACGGGGTGTCCGCGATGGTCAGCTGGGTGTGGACGGCGGCGTTCTGCCCCAGCGCAGCCAGCACGGCCGGCAGGGCGTCGAGGACCTGGTCGATGGCCTGCTTCCCGGTGAACTCGCCGACCACGTACACGGGCAGTTCGATGACGCCGCCGCCGGACAGTGGGGATAGGACCACGTCGGGGGCGCCCACGAACACGCACGGCGGGTGGATCAGGTCAGGGTCGCGGGTCGCGTCCATCGACAAGGTGGTGGCCAGCGACGCGGTCCAGGAGTCCAGCTCGCTCGATGTGGTCATCGGGCGACCGGCTTACGTGAGCCGATCAGGTCCAGGCAGCGGTAGTACGCGGTGGAGTCGGTGAACCCGCCGGACTCGTCGGGGTAGCCGGCGATGCCCTGCGGGGTGGAGCGTTCCCGGAACAGCAGGCCCGCCATGATGACGACGCCGTGGGCCACGGATGGGCGCACCGCTACGGCGGGGTCGAGGTCGGGGCGTTTGCCCTGCGCCCAGTCGTTCGCGACGTCGAGGGCGTTCTGCACGCGGTCGTCGGTGGTGTCGGTGGACATGCCGAGGTGGACCAGCACCTGGTCGAGGGTGGCCCACAGCATGGTCGGTCCTTCCTGCTCAGTTCCGGCGGCGGGCCAACGGCTGGGGGCCTGGTTGGCCCGCCGGTCCCCGGAAGGGTTCTAGGCGAGGTTGGTGAGCTTGACGACGCCTGCCGGCACGTACAGGACGGGGACTCCGAACCCGTACACGGCGACGTCCTGCCCGAGCTGCGCGACGTTGAGCGCGTCGATCAGGCGCGGACCGTCCTCCACCCACTTCGCGGCCAGGTCGTTGGTCACGATGATCGTTCCCGCGGCCAGGTTGCGATCAAGAACGACGCGGAGGCCGGACACGTTCACGGACAGGGTGGACGCGGTCGCGGTGCCGCCCACGTTCATCGTGTTGTATGGGGCGGGCGTCAGGTCGGACCAGCCGCCGGCCTTCGTGAACACGTCGGGCGCGACGAGGACGACGGACGCGGGTGACCCGGTCGCGTTGTCCACTTCGAGGGACGCGGCGAAGATCGCGGACCGGAACAGGGCGCCGGTCGTGTCGGCGGCGAGGTCGTAGTCCACGGCGGACGCGGTGCCACCTGCGACGAGAGCGTCAGCGAACACGTTGGCGGTGATCATGCTGTACGACGCGAGCATGACCCGGTTATGCGCGTCCAGGTAGGACGGGCTGGACCGCTGAAGAAGCTGGAACGAGATGTCCGACGCCGCCGCCCAGGTCCGCAGCGAAGCGGAGCCCTTCAAGAAGGAGATCTTCACGGAGTTGACTTCCGCCTTCTCCGTCAACTGCTCAGCGACGATGAGGGCCAAGTCGCCGGCGAAGTACGGCCAGTTGATGTCCATGCCGGACGTGCCGGGGGACTCGGTGCCCAGGGCGGTGATGGAGGGCCGGCCGCGGTCGATGATGCCGCGGACGTTGGTCTGCCAATTCGGCGGCATGAGGCCGGGGTTGTCGTCGGTGGTCTGGTCGGCGAGGGCGCGGACCTCAGCCGCACCGTCGAGGACAGCCCGGTGGTATTCACCGAGGGTGCGGTACTGGGCGAGCGGGTTCGTGTTGACGGGTGCGACGTGGGTGAGGGAGTCGATCTGCCGTTCGATGGCGGCGAGCGCGTCACGGGTGACGAATTCGCGGGTGTCCGGTGCAGCCGGGACCACAGCGGTCTCGACCTCAGTGGTCTCGGGCATGGTTTCCTCTTCTCGTACGGCGCCGACGCCAGCGGTGGCGTAGGCGGGCATGTGGGTCAGCGACAGTTCGTGGAGCGCGGCTTTCATCCTGGTCACCAGGCCGGGGGTTTTCGCGTTGGTGACGGGGTGGAACCCGACGGATAGGCCGGTGACGGATCCGGTGCGCAGCAGCGTGGCGGCGTCCCGCCCGAGGGTGGTGTTCGCGACTTCGGCGGTGACCTCGAGGCCGGTGGGGGTGTTGTGCGCGTGGGTGATCTTCCCGATGGGTTCACCGTGACGCCACGCGAGCGGCTTCCCGATGACGTCGTTGACGTCGAACGCACCGGGCGCGAACTGCTCCCGCATCCCGGGGCCGATCACGGTGGGGGTGTCGTACGGGACGGCGACCCCGTCGAGGGTGGCGGCGACGTCGTCGGAGGTGGAGTCCCGAACGGTGAGGGTCAGTGCCAGGTCGGTGGTGTTCACGCGAGCCCTCCTGTGGGTTCGTCGCTGATGAAGTCTCGGGCTTCCACGGTGGTGAGGATGCCCGCGGCGACGAGCGCGGTAGCCATGGTGACGCGGGCGTCCAGGTTGGAGCGGAGGAACTCACTCGAGGAGAACCGGACCTGAGCGCCGCCCATGTCGGGCATCGACAGGCGCTGCTCGATCGTCAGGACGTAGTCGACCATGGTCAGCCCGTACAGGTCGGTGCGCAGGTCGATCCTGTTGGAGTACGTCAGCGACGACCCGGCGACTGAGGCGCCGACCCAGGACGGGTCCAGGTTCAGCAGGCGGGCCATCGCCAGGGCGGACTGGTTCCGCTGCTCGACCAGGGCGGTCTGCACCGCGTCGTACCCGGTGGCGACGAGGTCTATGCCGCCGTTGAGGTACGCGGTGGAGGAGTCCTGCCGGGCAGTCTTGTACGCGGTGAGGAGGGCGTCGATCTCGACGTCGTCGAGCTCGTAGTTGCTGGTGTTCTTCAGCACGGACGTCGGTGACGGGGTCTCCGCGTACACGCGGGACGCCGCCTCGAGGGCCATCGCGGTGATGATGGCGTCCGATCCGATGGTCAGCAGCGGTTCCCGGTACCCGGTGAACACGATGACCTGACCGTTGACGGGGTCGTTCATGGGGTCAGCGATGGTGTATTCGTGGCCGTGGGAGTCGGTGACGGTGCCGTTTGGGGTGGCGGTGGTGTCGGCGGCGGGCATCAGGGTGACCCCGGTGACGGTGCGGCGCCAGTACGCGAACCCGTGGAGGATCAGGTCCTGGGTGGTGCGCTGCATCGTGACCCAGCGGGCGGTGCCGGCCTGCGGCATGTCCAGGTTCAGGTTCGGTTGGCCGGCCCACGCCTGCATCGGCAGCTGGGCGACGGTGCCGGAGATGAGGCGGACACCACGCGCCAGCGCGGGGACTTGCAGCGCGTACAGCTCGCTGTAGGACGCGAACTCCTGCCAGGACGGGACGAACACGCGCATCCCGGGGATGATCTCGCGGACCTGGAGGCGGCTCTGGGCGTCGGTGACGGCGGCACGGGCGCGTACAGGCCACAACCCCATGCATGCATGCTACACCCGGGCTGCGTATATCACGCGGATCTGACGCTGGGGCGGGTCGCTCCGGGCGCCAGCAGGGTGCCGGCGGCCATCACCAGGGCCTGCGCGGCCTCCACCGGGCCGGTCGACTTCAGCACCGACAGGTACATGCCATGGTTCGACACGGCGGGGACGGCGAACCCGACCGCGTCGGTCAGGTCCCCATCGTCGGGGTGATGGGCGAGGCGGTGGTCGTGGATGAGCCGGTTCACGGAGTCGAACAGCCGGTTCGCGTCGGTCCCAGTGACCACCTCGAACCGGGCCCGCCGGTTGTACGTCGCTGCGACGGACGGGCCGATGAGCAGACGCCGGGGACGGTGGGCTTCGACCCACGCCCACACGTCCGCGGGGCTGATCGACGCCCGGGTGCGGACGGTGATGACGCCGTCCACGGACCAGGCGGCGACCGCTGCCCACCGCTCATGCCCCGCGGACGCCTCCACAGCGATCACGTCCGGGCGGCCGACAGGTTCCGCCGAGCTCGAGGTCGCGGTCCACAGGGAGCGGGGTATCCACCCGTTGATCGCCTGCTGCCACTGGTTGCAGTACTGCGCCTTGAACCTGGCCTCCGGGATGGATGCCAGTTTGGAGGTGAGGAACTGCTCCCGCTGCTTCGTCCACCACGGGGAAGCCCACTTCCACGTCGCCGGCTCGTCATACGGGGCATCCGGAGGGCTGGACCACTCGACCAGGAGGACGTCCCCGGTGCCGTCCTTGTCGGCCAGGGCCTGCGCCCGGTAGTCCTTCAGCAGGGTGGAGGACGCCTCACCCGCCGTGGACACGAGGTACAGCTGCGCCTCACGCCGGGCGAGCATCGCCGGCTCCACCCCGTTGTGGACGATGCCGGCATCCACCGCCCACGCCTCATCCACGATCGCGCTCGTGAGACTGAACCCGACCGCGGCCCGGTTGGACGACGCCTGCACCTTCCAGCGGCCTGCCCGGTCCGGGAGGACGATCTCCTCCGCACCCTTGCCCCACTTCGCGGCCTTCGCGCCGTAGATCTCGACCGCGTGAGTAGCCGCAGGAGTCCACACCTCCACCGCCGTGTCGATCATCTGCGCCATGTGCAGGATCATCTGCGGCTCACCGAACCGCTCCGACTGGTGGATCCGCCACCACGCCAACGCCCGAACCGCCCACGACTTGCCCGACTGGCGGGCCACCGTCCAGATGATCGTCTTCCACCGCAGCGTCCCGTCCCTGTTCAGCTCCAGGGCGCGGGTGATCGCGTACTCCTGCCACGGCAGCAACGGCGAACCGTTGATCCCCGACTCGTTGATCCACGCGACCGCCTCCGGACCCAGAGACTTCACCCGCGGGGTCCGGGGCGTCTCCAGCCTCGGCAGGACCATGCCCTTCCTGACCCGTGGAGGCACCGCCAGCGGCCCAGAACCGGGCTCCGCTAGTTCCAGCACCAACCCAGAACTCCGACGCTTCTGGGGAGGGTTTCGCGAAACGACTGCGGAGTTGGGGCGATGCTGTGAAGAACCGGCGTCGCGTGTTGATCGTCCGGAATTTTTTTTCATTTCTTTTTCGCGGCCGCGCTTGATGTTGCCGGCGGTTGCGCCTGCTGACCTGTTGCATCGTTGATGCTCTGGTCGTACGAGTCCATCGTTGATGAGCTGCTGTGCGTCCATGCCTGCTTGTGATGGCATGCGGTCGAGGTCGACTCGGTGTCCTGCATCCCATGCCTGGCTGGGTTGGATCAGGTGCCCGCACTTGGGGCAGATGCATGCGCCTGCCTGCACGATGGGTGCGAGTAGGGCGCGTAACTGCTGCTGTTGTGCGATGTCATGCCTGCGACTCATGGCTGTTTCTCCTGCGCGTAACTCAGAGTCATATCTCGTATGTGTCTCTACCGTCGTTAGTACGTCCGTCCGTCCGTCCGTCCGTGTAGTTCGTTCGGTAGTTCGATGCGTATTACGTGTGGTATCCGCATGAGCAGGGTTTCCCTTCCTTCATCCATCGGGTGCAGACGGCGCGCTTGCTGCTCTCTCGCATCGCCGTTGATGTGCCCGCTGATGGGTTGTATAGGTCCCAGTCGTGGACGATCCATCCGTCACCGTTGCACTCCCATAGTCCAGCGTTGACCAGATCGGTTGCGTCCTTGGATGTGCCGTGTATGAAGCGCAGCACGTGGGCGGGGATATGCCCGCCCGTGTCCTGATGCCCGCAGTACGCCAACCCGAACACGTACACGTTGACGGCCTTGTGACGGTGGTTCGCCACCAGCTGCAGGATCTTGTAGTTATGCGGGAAGGTGGCGTCCAGGCGCACCCATGGCAGGCCCATCAGCGCAGCCCCCAGCATGTGGGGCACAGCAGCCTGCTCTGCTCGTCGACGCCCCAGCCAGGTGGCATGTGCAGGCCTGCGATCACCTTCCATACGTGCTCGTCGTAGTCGATCGGGTTATCGCACGTCCACTCCACGGCAACGCCCATCACTTCTCCTCGAACGGTAGGAAGTCTTCGAACGGGATCCGGATGTACGGGTATGAGTGCCCGTCCTCGGGCTGGTGGATCTCGTAGTCGACAGCCAGGTACGTCGCCGGGCGCCACCCGAGCAGGGTGACCAGGCCTTCACTGTTCTGCGACTTCGCCCCGATAACCCTCCAGCGGTGCAGGCCCGTGTTCGTCATCCTGTCCAGGCGGGGCAGCTGCACGGACACGAACCTGCTCCACGGTGACGCGCACTTGACGTCCAGGTAGTGCCCGTCGTGGGTGAAGTCAGGTGAGCCACGCTGGTCGTCGAGGATCGACTCGATGTGCAGGCCCATGTGCATGGCGTACGCCGCTTCAGCCTGCTTTCCGCGCAGGAACCACTCCCAGTTGTCCCACGCCAGGCGTGAGTCGAGGCTGTTCTGCCTCCCAGACACTTCCCTCAGCAGCAACTTGCACGCCGCCTGAGTTATCCACAGGGCGGCTGTGGACGAGTCGATCAGCACCCATTGGCCCTTCGCATAGCCAGTGATCGTGCCGCCCTGGTCGACGTAGACGGGGGCAAGGATCGTCACTTGGACTGTTCCCGGATCCAGTAGCGGACCGCTATCCGCTCGCACGTGTGGCAGGGCCTGCCCTGCACGATGCGCCACGAACCGCAGTACACGCAGCGCCACGGCAGACGCCGGCTACCCACGGCACACCCGCCTCATCACCAGGCGCACATGGGCGCGCTCCCCCGGCTTGAACGGTTTCAACCACAAGGCCCGGTCAGAGGCCCACGCCATGCAGTACGCGGCCCGCTGTGAGGGCGGGGCGTGGGTGATCCAGTCGATGCTGTCCGCGGGGATCACGATGCGGGTCCGATGACGGGCACCATGACGATGTCGTCCAGGGTGGCAGTCAGGTGCTCCACATGCCGCACGAGTTCCGCGCACTCAGCCTCGAGCATCGCGGCGGTCGCGCGGGCGCGGTCACGCTCGGTCAGGACGCGGGCGTACTCGACCATGTTGTCCTGATACACCCGCTTGGCTTGCAGGAGTTCGAGCTCGAGCCGGTTCGTCCGATCCCAGGTGCTCACTTGGCTACCTCTCCCGTGAACGGGTCGACCAGCGGGGTGTCCCACATGCGGATCTCGTCGTCGTCCTTCGGCGTGTACCGGGTCACCTTCCCCGGGTCCTTCATCCGTTCGATCAGCGCGGACGCTTCATGCGCCGTCAGTTTCGCCAGGCCGCCCACCGACATCGAGAACCCGAGCTCGGCCTCACTGAGCGTGTTCAACGCGACCTCGTTCAGGCCCTGCGCCTTCATCAGGGTGACGATGAACGCGATCTGCTTGTCCGTCGCCCGCCGGGTCGCCTCGTCCCTGCCCAAAGGGCCGCCGTGGGTGACCTTCTTCATCGGCGACTGGGCGGCTTGCGTACCGTCGTCGTCATCGTCGCCTGCGATCCCCAGGACAGCGGTCAGCGAGTAGCGGCGCAGGTACGTGATCGCCGAGCCGAGCTGCTGGATGTTCGCGCCCGCCGGCCCGGACAGTGGCCCGAACACGATCGACTGGCCTGAGGAGTGCAGCAGCTGGGTGACGACCTGGACCCGGTCGCCCTCCAGGACGACGTCCTGCACGATCGACAGGCCGTGCTCGGCGAGCTGCTTGCGGACGTGGTCCAGCAGCGCGCCCAGCGTCAGGTACGTGCCGTAGTTGCCTTTCCCGTCCTTCGACGGGTTCGACAGGTGCAGGTTCGCGTCAGCGAGCGCGGTGTACAGGTCAGCGGTCATGGGTTACTCCGTTGTCGCGCAGGACGCGACGTAGTAGGGCAGTTTCGGCGCGGGCGTCCTCGAGGTCACGGGACTGCCGGCGGAACGCGGAACGCGCTGATGCGAGATCCCGCTGGTATTTGCGTTCAGCACCGTCACGGCCCGCGTAGTAGGCGACAGCGGACGACACGAACAGGGCCACGATCAGGACCCCGATGACGAGCAGGTCCATCAGGCCTCCGTGACGGAGGCGCGAAGGTGCTCGATGGAGTCCAGGAGGATGCGGCGGTGACCGGACGGCAGCCGGAACCCGTCCAGGGTGCCGTCGTCGAACCAGCGGTGGATGGTGTCCACGGACACGCCCAGCGCCCGGGCCGCCTCCGACACGGCCACGGCATCGCTGCTCATGCGACGAACGCCTGCGAACGCAGCCGGTACGCCTCGTCGGCGTCGGCGTCCCGCAGGTCCTTCTCGTACTTGCGGGCGCGGCGGGTGATCTTGCCCAGGGCGTCAGCCAGGGCGTACAGGTCAGCGCCGGCGAGCACCACTTCCGTAGCCAGGCCGACGGCCTGCGGTGTCGCGATCTTCAACCGGACCACCGACATGGCGTCCTGGTCAATGGTGATGTTCGCGCGCTGGTTCGACCTCATGTGGCCGTACGTCTGCACGAACTGGCATGGGA